TGCTGCCGATAATCCAGGTTTAATGTCGTTAAAAGAATATAATCGAATACTGAGGGGTGCGGTTAAAATGATAATGGAAATGGACAAAGAAAAACAAAACTTAATAATTAAATATGAGAACGTTAAAGCTGACATTAAAAAGGCAATGGTTTGATTTAATCAAATCGGGCGTAAAATTGGAGGAGTATCGGGAAATAAAATATTATTGGGTCAGGCGGTTATGTTGGAATGATGAAGAAATGACACAAAATGACCTACTCGATGCAGTATCGGACATGAAGAGATTGACACCAGAAAGTAAGTCGTTCAGAAACATATCGGAATTGCTTGATTATCACAACTTGGATATTGCAAAATATGATCAGATCCAATTCACAAACGGTTATTCCGCAAACAGTCCACGAATCACGGTTGAGTGCAAAGGCATCCACATCGGAACCGGACGCAAAGAGTGGGGAGCCGTTGAAGGAGTTAATTATTTTGTGATTGAATTAGGGGACGTATTAATCAGCAATGAAACAGAAACAAAGTAAATTTAACGATTAAGTAAACAAACAAGCAAATGTACAAACCGAAAACATATAGGGCGAAAACAGTGCTAAAAATGCAAAGTGAAGAATCACTTCAAAAGTCAATTTGCGACTATTTAAAAATTCAATATCCTAAAATTATTTTTAATAGTGATATGTCTGGTATTAAACTCACAAAAGGACAAGCAATTAAAGCATCAAAACTACGAAGCAACAAAGGATTCCCGGATATTGTAATTTACGAACCTCGTGGAGAGTATCACGGACTGTTTATCGAACTAAAAAAAGAGGGTGAAGTACTTTATAAAAGAAATGGCGAAGCGGTAACGGAACACGTTCAGGAACAAATTAACTGCATAAATCTATTGAGGGCAAAGGGATATTGTGCAGGGTTCGCAATTGGGTTTAATGAAGCAAAAACCGTCATAGATTCATACTTTATTTTGGAATAATGGAAAAGTATATCAAAGTTTACATGGATTATTTTGGGTATCAGATCAAAGAAGATATTATTTGCGAAGTCAAAAATGACGGAACTCCAGGAATTAATATCCATCACATCAATGGCAGAATAGGCAAAAACAAACTTGACATTAACGGCTTAATCGCGCTTAATTATGATCTTCACGATGCAATTCATACACAATCACCACCATACACCAAAGCCGAACTAATGCAGATTCACGCCGAATTTATGGCAAAGCATGGAAAACATGTTTAAAAACAGGTTTTGTAAAATGAATTGATTATTGATGTAGATTTGTTGAAACTTTAAAACGATAAGGAAATGAAAGAAGCAAAATTTACTAAAGGAGAATGGAAATCACAAGGTTTTCAAGAAGAATCTAACGGATATATAAATATTGATTTTCCCGATGGAATGATTGCTGTTTATGGAGGGCACTTGCCATCTACGGGTAAAAATAAAATTAAAGCCTGTATCTTAAAGGCAGAGGCTAACGCAAATCTTATATCTGCCGCTCCTGAATTGTTTAGTGCCTTATATGATTTGGTTCAGGTTAAGGAATGGAAAGATAAAAATGGGAAAGACGAACATTACTCAAATGCTCAACCTATTGCATGGGAAAATGCAAGGAAAGCAATTAATAAAGCATTGGGAAAATGACCGCACGTAAACAAACAGACCGCCAAAAGCTCATCAACTTTGTCAAATGGATGAACAAAGAGCGTATTTGCGGATGCGTTCAGTTGATACCCGGGTCCATTGTAACGACGTATTTCTGGGCAAAACTTGAAGCTGATTTAAGGAAAATAAACAAAAACGATCTTCTGGAGGGTGGTAAATTTTGAACACTTTTTATATTTCCCAATCCCGATTTAATGCAAAAATCATAAAGCGATGGGATAAAAAGAAGTTTAAATATCATTACGGACACGTTCAGTTATTGCGGTATTCTTTTGAAACTTTGAGATATTGGGCGTGCATTAGGGGTAAGAAAATAAGCAAGGAAAACAGAATAGAACTAACAATAAAATTATTTTAAAAACGATAACAAAATGAGCAAAACAACATTTTTTGAACTAAACGGCAACCAGTATAAGGTTGAGTTGGTTGAGGCAAATCCGACGATTTACATTCAAAACAACGAACAAAGATTATTTTGTCAGGTAAATGGACTGCCTTATGTTTTTGGCGTAACCGATTACCATTGTAATTTTTATGAGACAGTAATTAAAAGAAGATTAACCGAGGAATGGGAATCTCATTTAATATGTATCGCACGTGAAAAGGGATTTATTTCCGGTTGCACGATCAAAACAGCCACCGACATGGACAAAATGAAGTCCGGCAAAATGCAGTTAATTGGACTGTCAAAACTTGCCGTTTGCGGTCGTAAGCAAATCATCATTTACGACAATGGTAGATGGTGCGCAGAAGCTATACCGGAAGTTAAAAAGCATTGGTTTGTTAATGATACTTTAAATATTGGTAAGTCTTTAACGCGTGACGAAATGTCACAGGTTAAATGCGAACCGGAAAAGTATAATATTGAAGATTTGAAAAATATAATATGCGATGTTACATTTTTGCTAAGTCAGCACAAAAAATACATTACAATAACAAGTAATCAGGCAAAACTTATCAGTGAAATACTTAATGATTATTTAAAATAAAAAGCTATGTTTTTAGACGACAAAATTGTAGAATTAGTTTTAAGCAGAAGACTTGAGATTGATCAAATAAAAGTGGTTAACGATGTCTTTAAACTTTGCATGGATAAAATATCTATTGATCTTCATTCAGATATGCGAGATAGTAATATTTTACCATCCACGAAACGGGCGTGCAATCTTTATGATTCGGCTGCAAGAAAACTAAAGTCATTGGATTATGACTGCTTGAAAGAGGGCGGACTAAGAACCGTTCTTTTACAAAATGATAAATTAGGTAAAATACTGAAAAAACAAGGATTATAAATTGAATAAGTGATTGAAATTAAGTAACTTTAAAGCAAATTAAAAAACTAAGATGGAAGCAAAAGAATTAATGATTGGGAACTATGTAAAAGACCCGTACAATAAAGAAATAAAGTTGGTGTCAGTTGAAAAATCAGCAGGGCAATTAAGGCCTATTTTACTGACAGAAGAGTGGCTTTTAAAATTTGGGTTTAAAAAAGTTGGCATAAACTTTGAAAAAGAATGGTTGTTATTGTGGAAAAACCTAAAAACAGGAACGGTTGATTTTGTTTTAAACGAACCGCATTCAGACAAAAGGAAAATAACAGCATTGCTACATGTTCACCAATTGCAAAACCTTTGGACTATCTTGACCGGAGAAGAATTAACATTAAAAACAATAACGCGATGAAATACCAAGAAGAAATATACGAATTAGTTCACGCAATTGAAGCGGAAGTAAAAGCCGATATTCAGGCGAAAATCGACAATCAATGTGATGAAGTGTTGCAACAGAAGACCAGGTTCTTTAAATTCAAATGCTTCGTTATTTGGGGTCATTTATATCGGGATGGCGTCTGTTTGAGGTGCCAGAAAGTCGAACAGTCTAAAAAGTAAAGTTATGGAATGGATAAGCATAAAGAATGAATTACCAAAAGTAGGGCAGGAAGTAATCACATACAGGCCATTAGCCAGAGAAACAGGTGATGATATAATTACGGTTCAAAAATATGTAGGTGGAACTAATATATCAAAACAGGGTATTGTTCACGGCTTCGATAGATGGTGTCATCCTACCCATTGGATGCCGTTACCTGAATATCCGGAAGATTAACCCTTAAAAACAAACCAAATGGAAAACCAAAACTATTTTTATTTTATCGCATTTGTTCTGCTTTGCGCATTTTGCGCGTGGAAACTTTGCAGAATGATTCAGAACGGTAAATTTGACCTGAACGATACTGAATATGATCCGTGCGAAATTGACGCAACGAAATATGAAGACGAGGAGATTGAACGATGACATTAGACGAACTTATTCAGCAACTTACTGAACTCAAAGAGTCGGGTAAGG